TTATGTTTAATCTAAGTGCTCCAGTTGGCTGTATAGCTGTATCGGTACTACTGTAAGCTGCTGCCTCTATTGTATCATCTGCCTTTATAAAAGAAACTTTTCCAGCTTTACCAAAAGGTACATATATGTTATATCTATCATTGTCTGATGCTAAAGGATTATCCTCTGCAATTAACCATGCAGGTTTAGAAACAAATTCAAAAGGTATAGTTGGATTAGTACCCTCTGAAAATAGTCCATAAGCTTCAAAACCATTACCGCCTACTGTACTTGTAGCAGGTCCTTGTGCAGTACCTTCTGCATTTGGTAAATTAAAAAATTGGATACTAGAACCAAAGACTATAAATTGTGGGTTTCCAAGGTTACCATCTATATCTAAGAAATCTCGTATTAATTCAGCAATTTCAAACTGTACTGTTTTATTTTGTGATGCTTCTTTTATCAATGTATATTCAGTATTACCTGCTACTGTAACCACACATTTAGCTGATTCTGTGTTTGCTCCTGTGCTATGAGCGGATGCGTATATAGGAGTTCTTAGTGCATAATTTAGTGCCATAGTTTATCTTTTTTGTGCTAATAATATTGCGTTTTCTACATCTAAAACGAAAGCTTCAAACAATTCGTCAGGTAACCTTTCTATAGCCATATCAAAAGGTTTTGAAAAAAACATTGTAGCTTTTATTCCTTTATTTTTTATGCTATTAGCTAAAATATATCCCATTGTTGCATATGTTCCAAACCTTCCCTTTTTATCTCTAGGTTGCATCTTTCTATATTTTGCCCACTTTGAAAATATACCTGTTGCATATTCTAAACCTTTTAAATTACTGCTTGGTTTATAAGAGAATGGTGTATTTTTATTTTGAATGTAATTACTTTTAACTCCCTTAACTCCTTGATCTTGAAAAGCTCCATAGTCTTCCATAAAAAAGTCAACTATAAAACCATCTCCTCCATCTTCAATCGTATATTTTAAAGATTCATAAAGTTCACGTGTGTAATTATACGTTCCTTTTTTTCCTCCTTTGGTTAAATTAGTTCTTGACTGCTGAATGATGTATTTACCAAATTCATCTAATACATTTTCTGCTCCTTTAAATTCCATTAGCAAATATATATATCGTTATAAATCATCACATCTAATGTTGCTGTCCATCCTGCTAATTGATTTTCAAATCTGTCATAAAATGGAGTTATATTAGGGTTACCATCTAACTGGTACATGTCTGTGTAAAGAGTTCCCATTCTCAGCCTTTGTATTAATCTATTTAAAACTGCGAGTTGTGTATTTAAAATATTCTGTACGTCATTGTTTCCTCTAAATTCATCTACTGTTTCGTTTTTAGATTGATCAACAATATCACAAGCAATAATGCTAATATTAAATCTTAGTACTTGCTCTTCATCTACAACGCTATTTATTATAATATGACCTAAAGGGAATATATCCTGCTTGTTTAAGTTGACATCTGTAATGTCTCCAGTAGTTACTGTATTGATGTTTTGGTCTTGCAGTAACTCTGTCTTAATAGTTTCAGTTAATTGGTAAAACCCTCTTACTCCTTGATTTGCCATTATTTAAATTTTTTCTTCATTTGTTTTGCTTCTACTTCACTTTTGTCTTTCATAAATGAGAGCATCATAAAACACTCGTGAAACTTTAATTCTGTGATATTTTCAAATCTTGTAATATCGCCTTGAGCGAGTCCGAAAATTGATTGATACCATCCCCATTTTTTTGAGAAGTTAGATACTGGGTCAAGGCTTTGCCCTCCTCCTCCACTAAAGAGCTCGTCATAGTTTTCGATAATTCTAGTCCTAAACTCCACAAAAAAAAAATTGAAGACATTGCCGCATCCATTGGCATGTCTAGTAATTTGTCAGATGTTTCTGGTCTGTATTTTTCAATACTATATTTGTCTTTTAACTTAACAAGAACTGGTCTGTATAATACATTCATTGCCTTTTCCATATTCTCCCAGTCACCTATGTAGGTATCTAAGTCAATGTATTCTCCTAATGTTAAATCATCTAATTGAGGTTGAAAGCCATACTCTAAGCCATTTAATTTAAACTTAGATACTAGACTAGGTTTCTTTTCAAATAGTTCAGAGAGCATACTTATTATTTCATTAGAGTCGTTTAATTTTAAAAGCATTACATCTTGAAGTTTTACATTGCAAAATATTTCGATCATTTTTGCGTTTAAAAACCTTTCTTCTTTTACTGTCTCCTGCAACTTCAAATATCTTTTATATTGTCTTAGTGTTATTTCTTTTAAAGATGAAGGTATTTTTATATTCAGTTTCATATGTATATAACGTATTTTTTTAGTTTATTTAGAATAGTAAAAGTAATAAAAAAAAAGGCAGCCATTTCTAGCTACCCTTTAGATGTAAGTTTTCCCAAGTTATTCCTACATCATATCTGCTTCGTAACAACTGTTACTGCAATAACCTTTATCGTTATGCATTGGCTTTTCACAATGAGAACAAGAATACTCAGGTTGCTCATGTGGATTTAAATAGTCATCCCAACTCATATCTGTATAGATAAAAGTAAACATACTACTAAGGCTATTGTATAAAAACAAATTAGCCACTTCCAATTATTTGGGTCTTTCTTTAAAAATTCTTTTATCATAATTAGTTTTTTATTAAGATTAAATCCAATTCATCAGCTACATAGTTTATGTGCTTTTGTGTTGTTTGACTCCAATAGCCTAATTGTAGTAAATCATTGCCTTCTATTTTAGCTACTATTGTAGAGTAACTCCATACATTGTTTCCTTGTATGTGTAAGTTTTGTTTGTATTTATCAAGTGTTCTCATTGTTATGTTTTTTAAATTATTAATTAATTACTTCATACTTCCATCTATTGTCTAGTATTTTTTTAACATACCAGTCATGAAATCCTCTGGTTTTACCTAATAATATTTTACCTATGGTTGAATCTTTACTTACTTTTAATCTTAACATCTTTTCTGTTTATATACTACCTTAATTAGTAATATACTTCAATATACAACTATTTAAGTTATTAACCTAATTGTTATTAACTTATTTTAGTTTAGAGTATATTTTCCAAAGTTTGGTCTTGACAGTATAGAATACGTTGCATATCTACATGGGTCAATAATGTGGTTGTGTTTATCTTCAGGAACATTTGTAAGCATACCTGCTTTGTCTTCCCTCCACTTATAGTTTCTAAATTCAGATATAGCATTAGTTGATGAAGATAATATGTGTATTTTATATCTCTTCAATAAATCAATCCCTGCATTAATAGAATCTTTTCCTTTAATGCTAGGGAATATATTATGCCCCATTCGCCTTAGTTCAGCGATTAGTCGAGGTTCTGCACTATCAGCGTATATAGGATTGGATAGTAATTTTTCTTCCTTTAGGAATATGTCAATATCTCTAGTAGTCATTTGTGTTCTATATAAGTGTTCTTTTATATACAAGTCATGTCCAATAGAATAAACAGAAACCAAAGTGGTTGGGTCATTAGAGTAACCGAAATCCATTCCGTATGCTATTAAGTTTGCATCTACAGGCATTTGTTGTACCTCTGTATAATTAAATATAGTGCTTTTACTAGCTGCTCTTTCTCCTAGTCCATAAACCCTCCAGTATTGCTCATCTGTATCTTTTAGTCTCTCTATCTCTTTTATTATAGAATCTTCAACAAATGGATTGTCTAGATATGTAGTCTTAAAAAATGCGCAATCTTCTCTTGGTATTACTTTATCATATATCCAATGGTATTCGTCTGATGGATTAAAGTCTAGAATTATACTTTCTTGAGTTCTAAATATTAATTGTTGCCAGTCTTCAAAATATAACTCATTTGCTTCATTGATGAATAGTAAGTCTCTTTTTCGCCCTCTAATCTTCTGTGGTTGGTCTAGTGATATAAACTCAATTAAGTTTCCGTATAGGTTATATTCAGAGTTAGACTTATTATGAAACCTTTCACTATATATGTTATGACTTTGTAAGATACCCATAAAGTCACGCAATACTGTTGCACGTAAACTAGGAAAAGTCTTTCGACAAATGGTTACAATCTTATTACGGTTATGAGTACAATAATGAAATATAATCCATAGAATGATATTGTATGTTTTTCCAGACCTTGTACCACCCTGTTCAACTAAAATCTTCTTTTGATTATCTAATAAATGCTCATAGACTACGTTAGTCTTTATCTTTAGTTCTCCCAATGATTTCAATTTGAAAGTTAGTAGGCATCCCTTCTGCTCCAGTTATTTCTTGTCTCTCTACGTATCCCCTATTTTTTCCTTTAGTCTTTAAATAGAATATAGTAGCACTTGTGTTTCCATCTCCAATTTGTTTGTGTAATTGTGATTCAGCAAAATCTAATGCTACGTTCTGTATGTCATCTACTTTTGTTCTAAATTCATTATCATCATTTAACCAATTGTAAAATTGTGTTCTTCCTATTCCTACTTTTTTGCAGGATGTAGTAACAACTCCTAAAGATTTCTCTAGTGCTTCTAATATTGCCTTTTTATGCTGTTCAGTTTTGTTCATATTAAATGCCTTTTATTGGTGTTTTTATTATAGGATTAAAGTCAAAGTTTTTCTTCTTCTTGCCTCTCTGTGTTGTGTCTATCTTGATAATCTTGCTACCCCATTTTTTCTGCAATAAGGCTAACTGTTCTTTTTCTCTTGCCATAGTTCTCATATCAGCACAACCCCCTAAGTTTCCGTGGTCTTTCTTGATCATAAAAGTATGATTGAATCTTAATAGTTTTCTGTAGATATTTAAATTTTGTATTGAGTAATCGTAATCTTCTTTTAATGGTATTCGTTCATCAAATCTAAGTGGGTTATTTATAAACCCCATAAATGATCCGCTTATAGGATTAGTTAAACTAAAGGGCGAGTACTCTCTATAACTTCCTTTGTCTCCTATTATATTTAAACCCCATAATTTAGCACCAAACTCTTCGCAATGCCAAAAGCCAAATTCGATAAATTCTAATATATCAGCATTAACAATTTTTGGTTTACCATCTTCAATCGTCCATCTTTTAAAACCCTCTATGTCATCGTCAATAATAATTCCTTTTTCTTTTATAACATTGTCAAGCATCCAATTTCTAACTCGTGAGATGTTACCTTGTACTTGATCAGGCATTGTAACTACATTGTAACCTTTTTTAAGGTACTTTTCTGACTCAAACTCTGCTACGCAATATATTACGTTAGGAATTATTTTATGTGTCTTTACACCGTCACTTCTTTTATAACTTGGCGAATATACTTGCATATGATTTTAATGTTTTTAAGCTCCTATAATTGGAGTTTTAAATCTGAAACGTCCCTTGTCCCAAACCATGATTTGTTTTCCCCATTTATTGTTAAGCATAGTAGCATAGACTCTAGCATCATTTCTTGAATATCCAATGACAGAATCTTTGCCACCATCGTCTCCGTAGAATACCATTGCGTATTGATTGTCTTTTAAAAGCTTTCTATTTAGATTTAATTTCTGTACCCAAAATTCAACGTCTTCGTTTATTTTAAATCTTTCATCGTATTTTAATCCATCATGAGCATTTACCAACGTACAGCCAAAGATAATCTTAGTAAAAGAAAATGGTGACATATCTTTTAGCTTCATATTATCAAGTGAGTAATCAAAACCTGCATAATTAATACCCATGTCACTAGCCATTATTTGTACTTTTTCTAACAGCTCTAACGCTTCTTCAGATTTTAAGTCAAGGTTTTCTTTTTTTCTTTTAATATTAACTAAGTCGTCATCTATAATCCAACCGTAGCCATCTTCTTGTTCTTTAGTAATTAAATCTAAGATAGCGTTTCTTTTTTTTGATACAGTTCCATCCCTTTCGTCTGGTATACTATATACTGCATTTCCGTACCTTTTTTTATAAGCTACTTCCTGAGATTTAGGAACTATTATTTTTCCGTAACCTAAATATTCATAAGTCTTTACAGAGTCAGCACGATTGTATGATGGTATATATATATTATTCATCAGTTATCTTATTTAAATAATCTGCTCCATTTATTACTCTGCCAATTCCTTTGCTCCAAGGTTTTCCATTAGCTCTTTTAGAGTGAACCGATTTTAATTCAAAATGAGTTTGTGCAGAAAGCCAATCAACTTCGGAATCAAATAGTAAAACAACATAATTATGAGCTTCATCTAAGTATTCGCTAAATTCAATTTCTTGTTCTTCAACTCCTGTAAAGTCCTCAATGCTAGGTACTTCTAAACCCCACTCCTCTAGTTTCTCTAAGTCCCAAGTATTAGCCAAAACATCCCAGTCCCATTCGCCAAACCCCACATTGTCTTTAGCAATAAATTCTGCTTGTTGTTCCTTTGTTAAACCTTTTGCTCTAATAATATGAACTTCTTTAAGTCCTGCTTTTATACTAGCCTTATATCTCATATTGCCACCAAGTATCATATTGTCATCATTTATAACAATTGGTCTAATTTTAAGCATCTCTGGAAAATCTTTAATGCTTTTTACTAATTTATTAAATTTATCTCCTTTTATGATTCTTGGGTTTTCAGGGTTTTCTGTAATATTCCCTATGCTTATTTTTTCTATTTTCATAATTATATAATTTATTTGTTTGTTTTCCAGTCCCAAGATTTCTTAATAATCTTCATTTGTTTTAACATCACATCAACTTTGTCTTCGTCTATATTTAAACTAAATCTAACTATTGGATGCTGAGATTTAAGCATTAGTTCTTTATGCTGTTCCTCTAATAATATGTATTTGTTTTCTAAGTAATTTATTTTATCCTCCTCATCGTATGGGATAATAGAATTAAACACAAATTTTTTCTCGATATTACAAAGCGTTGGATTATTGATCTTATAAATAGGATACATTTTAAGCAAGTGTATTACAGTAGCATGATGCATATCTTTTTTGTTTAATTTAAAAAAGTCAACAATACCCTGTAGAGTCATGTGCATTTTCTCTCTCAACATATAAGACAGCAAACCCCTGTATTCTACATATTTTCGTTCCCTGCTATTTTTAAATATATCAATGCCTGAAAGTTTAATTATCTTATCAGCTATTGCATCAGCATATCCAGTAATAGATATTGGTCCAATAAAAGGAATGTCTGGTTCTAGTTGTTCGTTCATTGTCTTTTATACTTTCTTAATTAAATCAGCTACTCTTTTCCACTCCTCATTTGTACTATTCTTATTTTTATATAACTCACGTAAGGAATTTATAGCATCATTAATTCTTTGTTTTTTTGTTTTATTTGAATTTTTTATTTTAATAGGAAGTTTATCTGTCAAATCCCATTGAGTTACCTTTCTTCCTGTGCTTTTACATTCAACTATTGCTTTTTCATAAACTACACCTCTCTCAAATAACTCTGAAACTCTGTTTCTTATTCCTTCACTATGGTTTGAACTGAAGTGTTTTTGTTTAAACAAAATTGATATTTCTGTTCCTGTTAAACAGCCATTCTCAAGTAAAATCTCATACACTTGTAACCTTCTTTTTGAAAGTAATCCTTCTAATATAATTTGTTTATAGCAATCTATTGATGTTTGTCTTGCGTTCATAATTTATTAATTTGTTCTTAATTTTAATAAATGATAGCACTCTGCATATTTCTGTCTTGCTTTTCCTTTATATTTTTGAATAAATAATTCGAATAATTTTCTAGTATATTTATATTTAGTATCACAATTAGCAAAATATTTCTCACTAAACTTCTTGCCTTTTCCTTTAAAGTAATTGACATTGTCTGCACCATCTCCTGCTATCATTTGCTCATAAAAATTATACATCGCTTGTTCCTCAGATATATCGTAAATCTCTCTATGCATATAATGGTAGTTATATAAAAGACAAGGAAACTGTCTATAGTCTTTGTCAATTGAAACGATCATGACTTCGTTTCTTCCAATGTCTTGACTGATGTTATACCAGTATCTAGCTACCATGTCATCTGTTTCAACTCCATAGCCATATATGCTATCGTATTGTTGTTTTACAAATTTGTGCATTTCATTTAATAGAGGAGGTAGAACTGCATCTTTTCTATTAGCCTTATAGGTGTTGGTAAGAAGCTTTCTAAAGTTACCCTTTGATCCACTAAACGTAATCACTTTATCAATATTATAAACCTCTTCTAAGCTATTTACAATTGCCATAAACTGTTGGTCAAATTTAGTCCTAGCATCTGCTATATCAGTATAGTATTTTTCGTCTTCAGGATTTTCTCTTTTTCTGTAACAACTTGCAAAGATTAAGCTGTCAGCATCTACTAATAAAATCATATATCTTTGGGGTCATTTATAGCTTGTTCGTCAATATCCATATATTTGTCTTCACCTTCAACCATTAAATCTAATAGCTCTTTTTTTATTTGCCCTAAATAATATGATTGCATTTTCTTGTTTTCTTTTACAACTTGATTAATTATAAAAGGAAGGTCTTTAAATAATTGGTCTGTATTATATACGACCCAATTCTCATTGTCGCAATCTCCATACTGTATGTGCATTTCTCCATCACTACAATATAAGTGGCTTGTTTCGTGTATATATGTTACTTTGCTTTTTAGTTGGTCTTCTAAATTTTTATTTTTGTTTCTGCAAAATTTTAAATCATCTTTTGCTATTCTTAATTGTTCTTCAAAATCTTTGTTTTCTTCTAGCAATTGATTGTATCTATTTTCATATTCGATACTTTTAGCTTGTTCTTCCATTAAGTTACCTTCTAGTTCTGTAGTTCTCTGTATTAAGTTATCTTTTGATGTTCCCATTTATTTATCTGTTTATTAAGGTTATATACATAAAGTTTTTTTCATCACTCTTTTTTAATTGTATTGACACAATCGCATCTGTAATTTGAGGGTCAACACTAATTAGGTTTTCTATCTGTGATTTAATAGAAATTAATGTTTCATGATTAATAGTCATATTAATAGTTGCGTATTTGGTATTCCAACTTTGCAAATTTTAACATATCTTTTAATTCTTTGATAGTTTTTAATAATTGAACATCTGTCATATTATGCCTAATGTCTTTCGTGCTTACTGTTAAGTTTTTCATATCTGTTTTTTATGGATTTATATATATATTGAATGTGAAGGTTCTAAAATACATCTCACTGTTTCTCTATCTAATGAATCGAAATGAAACTTTGATAAAGGTTTGCTTTCTAAAAATTTATTTACTGCACCTTTTATTTTATCAATAGATGCAATCGGATAAATACCATTTTTGTTATTATAAAAACTAATAACATATTCAGTAAATTCATTAATAAGGGTAGGATAATTTTTCATTGTTTCTGTTTATTTAATTAGTGTTAAACAAATATACAATAAATAAAGTTATAAACAAAATCGTTAAGAACTTATCCTTCCATTGTTCCATAGAATATTCAAATCGTTAATCCATTTATTTATGGTTTTGGGATTACAGGTGCAAGGTTTGTAAAAACTATGCTTGTAATACTTTGAGTGTAATTGGCACACCAATTCAAATTCGGTTGCGCTGATAACGTCCTTTGTTCCTTGTCGAAATATTGACCAATCTTCATAATCTAAATTTTTAAATTTTACCATCTTTTGATTTTCATATTATTTAGCTTGTTTCTTCTTTTACCGCATTGACATTCTGTACCCCTTGCCTTATGGTATTTATCTACAAGAAATTTGATGCCTGTATATTTTGTTATGTAATAAATTAAATCTCCTAGTTTCATATTATTATAATTTATAAAAGTTTTTTAAGTTTTTCTTTAACTTTGTTATAATGAAAATAAAGAGTGTAGTAAGGAATTTTTGATTTCTTTGAAAAATCCGAAATGCGTTCTCCTCCATTTATAACCTCAAAAATCTTTCTGTCATACCAATGCATTTTGCTTAAAGCGTCCTCTATCTTTTCATAAGCTTCTAGATAATTTACATCGTTATGTGATAATAAATTTAATTTACCAACGTACCATTCTTCTTCATTATCTATGTTCTCACTTAAATGACAAATAGTTATATTTTTGTTTTTTCTTTTAAGATCAATAAAAATAGAATTGAGCGTTTTGAAAATATAATAATAATTTATTTCGTCATTATACATGATGTCTATTTTACCCTCTTCTAATTTTAACTGTATTTTGATATACATTTCTTGAGTAATATCTTCAGCTATTCTTCTAGTGCACCCAAACGTACAGACAATGTCTATCCAAGTTTCGTGCTTTTTAGCTATTAAAATAATTTTATCGTGAACCATAAGATTTTAGTGGGTCATATAAATCGTTGACAATAGTAGGTAATCCTAAATCGTTAACCTCAAAGCTAAAAGTTTCAAATGCGTAACCTCTGCTTCTTTTACATTTAACTGTAACCCAATTTTTGTTGACAGTATTAGCTTCTAACTCGATATGAGTCTCGCATTTTTTTTCTAGAAAACTACCTAAATGACCAGTCATTTTTGCCGAGCCATAGTTTTGATGGATGACATTTATTATGTGGCAATTATATTTGGCAGACCATTCCATGAGCTTTTGCACTACTGCATTGGACTCTTCTAGGCTATTTACATCACTCACAAGGTCGGCAATTCCATCTATAATGACAAGTGAAGGAGTATTTATTTTCTGTGATAGGTAATACTCAATAAACTCTAAGCGAGTCTTATACGCTATTGCACGAAGTCCAAACGTATGATAAATTTCAGGTTTTATTGTAGAATCCATATCATAAACTCGTTTAAAAACCTTTTGGCAATGCCATAGTCCTTGTTCAGTATCAAAGTGAACTAAGTGACCATTATTTCTATGTCCTTTAATTTTACCCCCATAAATATTAGAGTCGGATAAATAGACTGAAGCTAATAAGGATATAAAGAATGTCTTTTTAGTTTTAGGTGGAGCAGAAACGCAACTTAGATTCCCATATGTGCCAAGTGGAATAGGTAAAAGTAATTCTCCATTTTTATTTTTAATTGTTTTTTCTCCAAAGGATAAAGCTACAGGTGGGTATTCTATTATTTCTTTTGTATTTACATAGCAATCTTCCTGAATAAATCGCATAAGCATATTATGCTCTGTTTGTTTTTCTGTCATTGTTTAAAATTAAAAAAAAAAGGTGTGAATTATTATAGTCACACCTTTTTATAAGTTAGTTAGGTTTTATTAAAATGGTAAATCATCGGATTTATTGTCTGAAATACTTGCAGGAGAAGATTCAACTACTTCTTCTTTTTCTGCTAACCTAATTTTACCTTGTCCATCAACTGCATCTTTGATCCATGCAACTTTTCCATTGCCAAAATACATGGATGGCTTTCCTGCTTCACGCTCCTCTTGTGAACGACTGTCCATTATACCTACATTGTTTCCATAACGAGTATCGTCATTTATTGATATGGTAAAATTATACCAAACCGCGCCATCTTTTCCTTTGATGAATTTTTCTTTTGGCATTTTTGCCACATTAATACTTGCATTAATAATTGCTCCCATAATTTATATTTGTTTATTTAGTTACTAATTTATTTTGTTCTATTTAATTTATTGTTTTTATTAGATTTATGCCATTGATAAGTTTGAGTAAAATCATCGCAAGGAATAAATTTTACTTTTTTATTTAATGGTTTTTTTAATTTTTTCATTTTTTAAAACTTTCAGATTCGTCTTCTCCAAAAACACCAAGCTCATAGAATCCAGTTAATTTTAAAACAGCTCTGCTCATAGCTCTTTTTTCAGCCATTTCTGCAACGTACCAACTATTGCAATTGCCATCTTTGAAATTTACACCTTTTAATGCTGATCCAAAAGTTTGTATTGTTTTACCTCCTTTTTCTGCATTAGCTTTTATTACTGCAAAACTAGGTTCGCATTTAATAATATCATAATTGATGTTTATTTGTTCAACTCCTTGAATCTTATCAATTCCTTGTCTAGTGATAATAACATAATGTTGATGCTTAAATACATCATCTTTTGTTAAATCATACTTTTTGTAAAGTTCTAATAATTTGTCTCTGTTCATAATTTATTGTTTTTATTTATATTAATTAGTATTATTATAATGCATAATAAAACCCCTGTAATTAAGCTTATCATCTCCATATTAATAAATGCCAAGCTCTTTACTTAAAGTATCTAATTGACCATCTTTAAATTTAATGTCCGATTCTAGTTCTAATATTTTTCTTATAAGAGCATCAACTCTAAATTGGTAATATTGGATTACTTCGTCTTTTGTTTGATGTGATTGATTTGTGTTTACCATTACATTATGTTTATTAAGATTGATTTTTTTTCCTCTAGTTCTTTGTATAGTTTGATTTGAGAAAATGCATCTTGAAATAATGCTGCGTGTTGAAGTTGTGTTTCTAGTAATTTTATCTCCTTTCGAAGAGTGTCTGCTTGTGTTATCATATGTTTTCTGTTTTTAAGTGATTAAAATTATTATTCATTTGACTTATTAAAGTCTCCTAAAATATTTAAAAAGTCAATTAATGGATTTGGGCTTTCTCTTTTTTCTTTAGCAAGTCGATTTTGTTTTAAGTAGATTTGTTCTTCTAATTTAGTAATGACTTTATTGCCTTCTTTTGTATTAAAGCCAAACATATAATCAATATTTGAACATTTAATAACTGCACTTGCTTGTTCAATTTCTGAAGATTCAATATCTCCATCAGCTATTTTTGCGATTAATTCTCTAATGGATAAAATGCTTAAGATTTCTTCACAATCTTCAACTGTGGTTAGCATTTCAATGTCAAGTGTTCCATCATTGTTTAAGATTCCTTTTTGTAGTAATCTGTTTTGGTAATTTCTGTTTAATGTTTCTGCGATTTCTAGGTTTTAAATTATATGCCTTATGGCTTATTATAATACAAATATATAACAATATTGTTAATAAAAAAAGCAAAAGACAAAAAAAAAGGTCAGCTTGACATCCGACCCCTTCTTTGATAACAATAAACAGAATCCAAATATAAGTAATTAAAACTTAGCTACAAAGTCTTTGTACTTTTTTATCATGTCCTGAAGTTCATTATCAGAGAGTTTAACGATTTGTTGTGATTTTATATGTAATCTTCTAGCAGTTCCTTCTCCGTATTTAGCATCTAGTTTAGCTCCAAATATAAATTGTTCCCCATAATTAAAGACGTTACATTTTGGGCATTGTACTTGGCAATTTACTTCATCCCATCTAGTTGAATAGTGTTTACGAGATTGGAAGTGTCCATTCTGTAAGCTCTTTACATCATCCACTTTATCACAAGTAAAGCATATTGCCATATTATTATCTGCATCTTTACCCCTTATATATTGACTAAAAACTGCATCTAATTTTTTGACTATTTTGCTCCTTGTAAGTTTCTTTGCCATTCTTATAGATTATAAATATGTAAAAAATTGTTTTTTTAATTGAAATAAAAATAATAAATTTAAAATTTTTAAGAAATATAGAAATAATAATTCTAAAATAATAATAATATAAATCTTATAAAAATAATGAGATCGGAATTATATCTATTTTCCGATTGATTTTAACTTTTCAAAACCTCGACTTCCAAAATATGCCGCTACTATTAAAGATAGTAAGCCAGTTATACTTTCTAAAGGATATTCTAAAAACCAACCTATTACATAAGAGATAGAAAAAAACACCAAAGTCATTGGTCTTACGTTTTTACTCAACCATGAATCGGATTTCATGTCAGAGTTCCATCTTTTGGAAACCTCTTGCATTTCTATTAAATCCATTTCTAATAATTTTAAAGCTTCTTCTTTATCTTTAGGTTTGATAACCTTATCAGTAAATATAAGTTCTTTAATCATCTTCAAAATACCTGCATCTGGTATAATGGATGAGGTTACATCAAATATATGTGGTGCTACATTCATTAAGAATTTGCCAACTCTAGTTTCAGAAAATTTCTTTTTAGGTTTCATTTCTTTTTTTTATGTAGTAAGTACCATTTATTGGCTGTGTAACCTATGGTAACAGATACTAGAATAATTTTTAATCCTATGTCTATTGATGTCATGCTTATTCCAAAACTTCCTATATTGATTAATATAGTATTATAATCTGTTTTCATTTCTTGTCTATTTGTTGGAGCTTTTTAGCTGCCCAATTAATACCACTAGTTCCACCCCAACCAAGCCAAGCTACGTATCCTTTATCCTTCCATGGAGTTGCTTCAAATTCAGGGCTAACCTCTGCATTTTTTTGATGTCTTTTAAATGCTGACATTCTAGCTATAGTTTCTCTGCTGATGTTTTCTCTTTTAGCTAATTGATTAGCACGAGTCCATCCGATCTGAGTCATTCCTTTAACTTCGTCTTTGTATTTATCCCTCCATCTTAAAACCTTTTTAGCATTATTAGAAACGCTTTTAGGGTAGTCATTATATGTTTCAAGGTTAATCATTTTACCTTTAAAAGAACGATAGCAAATAGCTATTGCTTGTGATTTATCGTGGTATCTCATAAGTTGAGGTACGCAACGTATCATATAATCACTTTGTTTTTCTCCTGTCTTTTTGTTAGGTATCGGCATTTGTTTCTTTTTAACAGTTTTTACAATTTGACCAAACTTTGTAGTAACCTCTTTTCTTGGTAACTAGAACTTGCTTTCTATTGTCTTTTTTGTTTTTATAAGAAACGTGTAACCATTTAGGTTCTGAGCCAAATTCCCAAATGAGTTGATCAAAATCTAAATTGTCTTTTATGTAATGAAACATTTCTAAATTAGTCTTTCCACCCATTGAAGTTATATCCATCGCATTACCTGTTAGGTGTGAGGACATATAAGCGCCTTTTAAAGCACTATTTAATTCTTCAGACCTAAACATACTGTTGACCTTAATTGGAGCCGCTACCCACTCTCTAAGTGGTTCAAACACTTTATCAGCTAACAACTCCATGTTTTTAATATGTGAGTCTTTGGGTTTGTTCTCAATACTGAATTGTTTAGCGTAATCAGAGTGAGTAGCTTCCTTGAAACTTATGTGCTTACTTATTCTATAAGCTATATTACTTGTTTTCTTCATCTTTTTCAGGTATTAATTCGTAAGAACCATCCTTTAAGTTTATGTTAACTTTACCATACTCTGCTTCAAGTTCTTTTTTTGATTTGTCTTGCTCTACCATCAACTCAACATACATGTGATTTAAACTGTATATTTGAGTTTGTAATAAACCAAGGTCGTGCAAAATTGCACCTTTTTTCTGCTCTTGTTCTTGTAATCCTTTTAATTCTACTTCGGTAATTTTTGACATTTTAAATGTTTTTTAAGTTAATTGTAAATATACTGAATTTTATTTAGCCTTTAAAAGTTCAATTTCTGCTTTTAATTCTTGTATTGCTTTTAATAAGACAGGTATTGTTTCTGTATATTTCATTGATAATATACCCTTCTTATCTTTACTTACTATTGCATTAAAATCTTTTTCCCAGTCTTGAGCGATAAAACCTATTTTTTTATCTTTATCATTTTTAAAGTTATATTCAACACATCTATAATCTTTTATTTTATCTAAAACATTATTTAAAGGTTTAATATTTTCTTTTAAAATTTCGTCTGAAGCCGAAGTCCAAGCCGTTGCATTAGGGGTTAATCTAACCCCATTAGATTTAGACATAATTCGGATATTTCTACCATTTGAATTTTGTTGAATTGTAAACTCACTGGTATCCATAAACTGTGCTACTGTATATCCATTGCCTTCAATTCTAAATTGTGCAGTTGCAAAACCTCTATCATTAGCGTCACTAACAAATAATTTAGCATTTTGTTCAACATTCGTACCTATTAAAACATTTCCGGCTGGTGTTATACGCAATCTAACATTAGCCGCAGAATTTGTTGCTCCTTTTATTATACAAAAATCCCCTGCTGAAACAGTATCTGTACTTAAAGAAAAAGCTTCACTACCAGATTCGCCTGTTCCTAGAGTTAATTGAGGGGTGCTTGATACTCCTGCTTCTCTAAAAACTTCTAATCTAGCACGAGGAGTTATTGTGTTTATTCCTGTATTTCTATCATTATCAAAATACATTCTAGTAACATTCGCTGAAGCATCAAAAATTCTAAAGTCAGCACCAACATTTCCTAAATCATATTGTCTCCCACCACTTGCAGGTAAAAAAGAAATTTTAGCATTAGCACTTCCAGTTTTTCCTTTTATTAAAACTCCTGTATCTGTTCTAACATCTAAAGTTGTACTTGGCGAATCTGTTCCGATACCAACCTTACCATCTTGTAGAATACGCATTTTTTCAGACGCATTAGTTGCAAAAGATAAATAACCATTTTCTTTATTTTCTAAACCTACATCTACACCATTAGTAAAAACAAGAAAACCATCTGATGAACCTACACCTGACGTAGCATTAGCTAATTGAAATACTGCGTTTCCAGAAGACGCAAATACTGTTAAATTTCTTTGAGGTGCAGTTGTTCCTATACCTACGTTTCCTCCATCAAGCACTGTTAACGACCCTGCTTCTTCTACTTGGAATATTGCATTTGTAGCAACTGCTGTTGTACTAGGAATACCTACTGAAAAAGGACTATATCTTACACCTACTCTACCACCATCTTCAATAAAGAAAGTTTCATTGTTGTTTGAATCAAATGTTTTAAAAGAAAAAGTGCCAGTAGACGCACCATCTCCTTTTATTTCTAGTTTAGCACTAGGTGTATTTGTTCCAATACCAAAATTGTTATTATTATCAATCCAAGAAACACCCTCTGAATGTAATCTTATTGAATGATTTGCCCCACTATCACGGAATATGTCAAATATTGGGTCTCCTGCCCCTGTAAGTCCTACATTTCCAAGTACGGTTAAATCTCCTCCTGTTTGGCTTAATCCACCGTCTTGTTGTATAAACAAAGCAGTAGCAGTATTACTTAGGTTAGTACATTTTATTGAATCTCTACCTATAAAAAGCTTTCTAGCATCATCTTCTGTTATTATTGTAGTAACTGTTCCACTACCTGTCTGATGAATGTGAAGTTTAGCATCTGGCGACAGTTCTCCTATTCCTACTTTTCCATCTTCTTGAATACGCATTAATTCAATACCATCATCAGCAGTACCATTTGTTCTAAATCTATAACTAGAACCAGTACCACTATTATCGGAATCAATTTGAAAAACCATTGAATCAGCAGTTATTAATTTACCTGCAGCAGTTCCTGTTGTTCCTAATTTTAAAGTGTCAAAAATATTAACACCTGTACTTGTAGTTTCAAATTTTTTAGAGTTGTCATAGTATAAATTTACTGCACCATTTTCATTAGCATCAATCATACTTTCCCCATTAGCACCTTGTATTCTTAAAGCACTACTAGCCCTTATAAATAATAATCCTGTTCCTGTATCAGAAATATAACTGTCATTTCCGTCGTGATATATTTGAAGGTCTGAAGAATTTCCAAATTTGGCTATAACGTTATCAGACAATGATACGTTTTTACTAAATTGATTTATCTCATTAAGTCCATCAATAGTAAAATACGTAGTTGTTCCACCAGAGCCATTATCCGTAGCAAATCTAATATCTTTATTATCTGCTCTATTAGTAAATGTAGCATTACCTATATCGTTAAAGAAGTTAAAATTACTACCATCGTGTTTCATAAATGCTTTTCCACCTGGACCAAATGATATTGCTTTATTATCTAGTAAACTTATTTCTCCTGCAAACGATACGTTAGCGTTTGTGTCTATTGTCAAAGCAACACCAGTTCCATCTGAATCCGATATTTCTAAATTTCTACTTGCCTGTACATTTGTAAAAACCCAATTTCCTGTATTTGCCCCTAAAGTTAACGATGAATTATTACCAACTCCATTAACGGTTAATGATTGACCTGTAGTAACATTACCACCAAAACTTCCTGTAGTAGCAACTGCTAGTGCACCATAACTCCTTAATAATCCTATAGTTTCTAACCCTTCAGATACTCTAATAGCAGAATTTGCTGCTACTCTAGTTAATGCAATTCCATTAATATCTATACCTACATCTGTTGTAGATATAAACGATGTTGCAGATACAGTTCCTGTTGATACAAAACTAGAACTTTCTAAACCTGCTACAACCAAATCTGCTGCTTGATAACCTCCTGCTTGACTTACTACAGTTGTCGGTTCTACTGTTGTGTTTTTAAATAACTTAAATTTATTAGAATCTGATGCATCGTTATATAATCCTAAATACCTAGGAGTTCCATCATTGTATTTTCCATAGAAACCAATGTCTAAACTATTAGCAGCATTTGCAGTTGCTAAACTTATTAATGGATCAACTACTGAAAGTGTTTGAGAATTGACTGTTGTAGTCGTTCCATTTACTGTAAGGTCTCCTGCGATAGTTACATCGTTACCTGTAATTAAATCTCCACTTCTATTTATAATTAAAGCAGTAGTATCTAAAGGAGAGTTATTTGATGTTTTAAATATTGTTGATTGTGTTCCTCCTGTATTATCAATAAAAGAATTAGACCCATCTGAATATATCTGTAAATTAGCTTGATTTCCAAATCTTGCTTTTCCGTTATTTGCAAAATTTATATTGTTAGCACCAACTTCTACATTACCTGTAAAAGAACCTCCGCCTGTTACTGCTATACCTGTGTTTGTAGTTGCTAATCTTACTACATTATTAAAATAAAGTTGTACTGCATCATCTGTATCTGCCCTTAACATTTGCTCAGTACCTGCTGCATTTAATACCCTAAACGTATTTGTTTTTATTAAAAGTCCACCTGTACTATTATTTATTTCACTATTAGTACCCGAATGAAATATTTCAAGGTCAGAGCCTGTTCCATAAATAGACTTCACATTATCATTATGAATAGTATCGCCTGTCATAGTTCCTCCAATCAATGGAAGAAAAGAACCTCCTGCGCCAGTTATCGTGCCTGTAACTTCTAGGTTTCCTGTAACCTTTGCACCATCTGAAACTGTTTCTAGTCTTTTAGTTCCATAATGACTTAACTCAACTTTACCTGTAGAGCCATCTATTTGAATATATGTAGCAATACCACCACCGCCATTATCACTTTGTAAAATAATATCTCGGTCTTGAAAATTATTTCTTATGTATAAATCTCCATTATCATTATCTAAATAAGAATTTGTGCTGTTATGATATATGCTAAGGTCAGACCCTGCACCGAATATAGCTTTTCCGTTATCTACAAAAGTTGCATTTGCTCCTACTGTTACATTTGATGTAGTAGATAAAGCACCTGTTACTGCTATACCTGTGCTTTCAGTTGATAGTTTAGTTACGTTTGCGTGTCGCATTGCTGTGTTAGCACCCTCAACAAATTGAAAACCTATTTGACCATTTACGCTTCCTATATTGACTTGAGTAGAACCTTGTATATTAAATACCCCTGTTCCTGTATCTTTAATAAAAGAATTATTAGAATCGTGAAATATCTCAAGTCCATCGGATGCAGTTCCGTATATGCTTTTAACATTATCGTTGTGGATAGTGTTACCAGTCATTATTCCGCCTGCTAGTGGCAAGAATGAGCCACCTGCTCCTGTAATAGTTCCTGTCACGAGTAAATCCCCAGTAACAGTACTACCTAATAAAGTGGTTTCAATTTTCTTAACACCATTAAAAAACAACTGTACTGCACCATCTGTAAATGCTTGAATCATTGATTCTCCACCTGTCTTTTGAACTCTAAATATTGGAGTTTGAATATATAAGTTTGATAAAGTTGTAATTCTTGAATCGGCAGTATCTTGAAATATCTCAAATTCTGAACTTGTTCCAAATATTGCTTTACTAGTATCAGTAAAAGTAACATCATCCCCTGCACTTACTGCAATGTCTTTTCCACTTGTAGTGTTTCCAAATCCTAAAACCTCAGTTAAAGTATCTGTTTGTGAGAATTTGGTATCTACATACAGTTTAACTGCAGCACTTGTAGGTAGAGTAGTATCATTATTAAAGTTTTCAATACCATTAGCTGCTGTTACAAATTGTGTAATAGTAACACCAGTACCAGTATCTTTTAATGACCCCCATTCTAGTACACTTGTAACTTTAAAATCACCTGCTGTGTTTAATAATAGTCCTGACTGGTTTCCAGAGCCATCTGTCAGTTCTTTTAATGTAGCTGTAATTACGCCATTATCAATGGTCTTTAAAAGACCTTCGTAGGTTTGAGATATTTTAGTGTTAAATAGAGTTGCCATTCTTTTTTGTTTTATATTTTTTAATCTTTTTTAAAAAGACTTTTAATTTTTCGATATTCTTTTCTTTTACTTTGTATTTTATAATACCCATCCGTTGAATGTTGCGTCATATGATGGATAAATATCATCGTTTATATTGCTAGTGTATTCAGGAAACAAAGTTTGGTTAAAACTCATGTAGTCTATAAACCTTCTAGCATACCATTCTGCATTAG